GCGATCGTTAAGGCTCACCTTAACGAAAACCCTTTATATTATAAAAAGCTAAAGACTTTGAATCTCTAAGTTTTCCTTACACGCCCAAGTAGCTCAATTGGCAGAGCAGCTGATTTGTAATCAGCAGGTTAAAAGTTCAATTCTTTTCTTGGGCTCCATTAAATTTCTACTATTGTAGATTCTGGGAGGCTACATGAGTGTTGTAATATCTTACATTTGTAATAATTGTTTATGTTTTGTTACATTAGATTATGAAAATGATGATAGATGTTGTCCTTATTGTGGGGGGAGGTGTTTAGATGCTATCTAAAGAACCCATGGACTATGCTGATATAGCAAGAGAATTAAATTTATCAGTACAGAATGTTAAAGATATAGAGAGAATTGCATTAAAGAAGTTGGCTAAGAAGGCTAAGCTTCTTTTGCCTTATTTAGAGAACGCAAACGAGAAAGAATTATATCACAGATTGCTATATAGGGGTTCAAAGGTTGAAGTTTAAGAATATAACAGATATACAATTATTCCTCATAGAGACTAATCAAATTAGTATATTAGATTCTGTCAGCGAATCATATACTCCTTCTAAAGATTGTGTTAATGAGTTTCTTAAACGCAGAAAGGATTCTATAGGTAAACTTAAAGATTTTAGAAAATCTCAAGATGCTAAACAATCTTGGAGAGCTAATAGATACAAAATCATGAACGGGATAAAGCAATTTCACAAATCTACAGAAGGGAAGAGATTCCATAGAAACCTAGGAAGATTTGTAGCTTCTAGAATTAGTAGAAACGAATCTAAAGATTATGAACTACTTGTAGAAGCTCTAAAAGCTATTTCATCAATTCCAACTCATATATTAATTGAGACAGAATACTTCCAGCCTTCTATAGAAGATCAACTAAGTTTAGATTTAATAGTAGACCAGTATATACCTGAATTATATAATATAGTGGAAAAGATTATTAAAGATGCAAACCTAAATGAGCAAGATATAGATCTTCTTGTAAGGTTTGTTCCTCAAGATATACTAGTGGAGAGTCTAGAAAGCCTATCTGTATCTAAAGAAGATGCTATGAAATTAATACAAACAAGCTTAGGAGATATAAATGGGAACTGAGTCTAAACATTGTGTAGCACATGAAGATATGGCATTAGATATGAGAGAGCTTAAAGTACTTGTTAAAGGCCTTATGGATAGGATGGATAAACAACTAACTATTATGGATAAACTTAATGATAAGATGGATACTAGAGTTTCTTGGTCTGTTTTTACGTGGGTAGTAGTAATTACTAGTGGTATTCTTATATACGCGTTCAATGATATAGTTATAATAAAAGAGAAACAAAGTAACTTAAATATGACAGTAGCAAGTATGCAGGCTAGATTAGATGAAAAGAGATTTATATTAAGAGGCAAAGATGACAAGTAGATTAAAGAAGCTTATAGAAAGTTTAACAGAAGTTGAAGTAGATAGATGGGAGTATGTTTCAGATATTAAGAAGTTATCAGATATAAACACAACAGCTTTCTTAGCTGTAGAAGATGATAACTCCGTACATATCCAAATAGGGTCTGAATATTTTGATGTTTCTTTTGTAAAAGATAAACTTATATCTCTAGTAAAAGTAAATAAACTAGGAAAGGTGTCTGCAGAGGAAGTATATGGATCTAATGAAGGTATTAAAGTGGTATATGCCATACCATCAGAATTAATTAGAGTATTTGTTCCTCTAGCTTCAGAACTAGGTGAATTTGATATTGGACTAGGTATCTATGATAGAGAGAAAGAAAAAGTAGTAGATATTACAGATGCACTTCCTTCTAATCTATTCAATGAATTAGATAAAATAGTTACAGATTACATTCTTAGTCACGAAGACTAATTCTTAGTTTTAATGAAATATTTCACATACTGATTAAGCGCGGGTTTTCCTTTCGAATTTAAATTCGAGAGGTAACCACGCAGATGTCATTCAAAAAAGATTTATTCGAATCAAACACATCTTTTAAAGTTGAAGAAGCTAAAGAAGTAAATTCAAATAATCATATCCTTGCTAAAGTTAAGGGAGAGTTCTTCTTTCCTAATGGCAAATCAAGAAACGGTAGATTTTATCCAGCTAAGCTTTGGGATAATGCTCTATTAAATAAAGAAGTTCAAGAAAGATTAAAAAATAAAACAATGTTTGGATCTGTTGGTCACAATGTAGAGATCACAGATGAAACAATAGGCGAAGGTAAGATAAGTCATTTTATGACTTCTCTTTATATTGAGAATGGTAAAGGTATGGGTGAGGCTTTCATTCTTAATACACCTGCTGGTAGAGTACTTAATACATTAATAAGAGCAGGCTCTAAGATGTGTACTTCTAGTAGAGCTGATGGAGATTTCAAAGGCGAGACTCATGAAGGTTTAGAAGTAGTTGATGAAGATAGTTATGTACTACATGGATTTGACTTTGTTGTAGATCCTGGGTTTATTAACGCTATTCCGCAAATATCAGAATCCCTTAAAAAAGATATAAAATTTCTCTTCGATAAAGAGGAGAGCAATACAGATGGAGGAAAAAGGATGTCATTAGAATTAGTGCAAAAACTTTCAGAAGAGAAAGCTAGAACGCAACTAAGCCTTGATGCAGCTCTTGATGAGAATAAGAAACTTATTAAAGAGATGGCTAAAATTCAAGCAGAGTTAGAAGTTAAGGAACAATCTCTTTTAGAAAGCAAGAAGATTAAAGAAGAAGAGATGGCTGGTGTAGATGCAGCAGATAAAAAAGTAAAAGAATTAGAGAAAGCTGTTGACGATTTGAATGCTGAATTAAAAGATTACAAAGAGTTTGGCGATCTTAAAGATCTAGACATGGATCTTAAAAAAGTTGAATCTCTAAGTTTGAAAATGAAAGCATCTTTAAAAGCTTATGAAAAATTAGGCACAGTGAAAGCAATTGAAGTAGCTTTAGAAAAAGCTACTGCTACTATTAAAGAATATAAAGAGATTGGCGAAGTAGCTGATCTTAAAAAAGCTTTAGTAATGTCAGAAAGATTAACTGGAAGAATTAAAGAAGAAGAAGAAGTTAAAGAAATAGAAGCTTTATCAATAGAATTAGAAATACCTGCTGAGAAGATAGAGATCTTAAAAGACAAAGGCCTTTCTTCAGATGAAATCAAAGATATATTTGACGATATAGAAGTTAAAACAGAAATGGATGCTGAAGGTGAAGATTTCGAAGATGAAGAAGAAGGTGAAGATGATCAAGAAGATTTCTCTCAAATGGATCAATACTCATTAGAAGATGAAGATTTTGAAGACGAAGAAGATGAGGAAGAAGAACTTTCTCCTTACGAAGCTATGAAAAAGAAAAAAATGAAAAAACCAGTAGCCAAGAAAGGTAAAAAGAAAATCGAATCAGCTAAAGTAACTACATCTAGAAGATCTTCTTTATACGAATCATTCAAAGTAAGAAAATAGTTAGTTAGTAGAGATGAAAGCTAAGTAACACTTTTACGACGTAAGTATATCTCAGTAATATATAAAATAGGAGAAACAGAATGGCATTAAAAATAAAAAATCAAAAGCCGATGACAGAAGCATTTGATAGCTTAGATGAATCTAAAGTTATCAGAGAAGCTGCTGCGTTTGAAGCTCGTTATGCTGATCACTTTGAAGATCTATATAACGAATCACCGTTATCAAAAGTAAGAAAAATCACAAAGTATGATGAAATCGCTTTGGGTAGACAGTTAGCTCAAGTTGAAGGTCACATTAGAATGATCAAAGAAGACAATGGTTCAGTTAATCAATTAGGTGTATCACCTAAAATAGCTTTAGACGTTGTTTCAGTTCTTTATGGTAGTTCAATAGTTCCAGTTATTGCATCAGTTCAACCGATTGCTGAACAAAGAGGTTTAGTATATTTTAAATCTGCTAAAGCTCAAAACACAAAAGGTAATATGACTGCTAATGACGATATCATGAATCCATATTCTGGTATGAAAACACCTAATGCATATGCAGGTAATGCAGTAAGTTTAGAAGTTGTAGGTACAGGTAATGGTGCCTTAACATCATTTACTGCTACTTTAGCTAATAAACCAGTTGCGGGTTCTTTACAGATCTCAATTGAATCTGCTCCAGCTACTATCATAGCATTAGATGATTATAAAGGTGTTATCACAGGTACAGGTGTAAGCGGTACTATTAATTATTCTTCGGGCGTAGTTGTATTAAACTTTGCTGTCGCTGTAGTAAACGATGTTGACGTATATGTTTCTTATGGTCAAAACTATGAATCATCTACAGATATTCCACAAATCCAAAGCTACTACGATTCTGCAACAATCGATGCTGCTATTTACGCTTTAAAAAGCACAATGGGCTTATTTCAAGCGTTCCAATTGAAACAAAGATTTGGTATATCTGCTGAAGAAGAAATCTCTAAAGATTTAATATCAGCGATGAATGCTGAACTTGGTGGAGATTTAATCAGAAAAATGGCTGCTGCTGCTGTTGGTAATACTGCGTTTACGTATACTATTTCTACATCTAGTGACAACTACTACGGTGAAAAACAAAGATTATTTGATGCTATATTCACAACTGCAGGTAGTGTAATTACTGCTAATGCTGGTAGAGGTATAGTGAATTTAATCATAGCTGGTAATACTGCTGCTGCTTCTATTCAAACACTTCCTGGTTTCGTTCAAATAACAGATGGTAACTCAATCGGTTGTCACTTGTTAGGTACGTTGAACGGTATCCCAGTAGTGAGAGTAATAGAAACTGATATGTTAGCTGCTAATGTTATTCTTTGTGCTTATAAAGGTACATCTCCATTTGAAGCTCCAGCTGTTTATGCTCCGTATATGCCGATTACAAACACAGCTTTACTTCCAATGGGTTTAAATCCTTTAATGCAACAAAAAGCAATTGCTGTATGGGCTGGTACAAAAGTATTAGTTCAAAACTTCATAACTAAAATAACAATCACATACGTTTAATCGTTAGTGATACAAATAAGAGGGTAGGGATGCATGAAGTGTCTCTACCTTTTTTTAAATCTAGATAACAAGATAAAGGGGAATATAATGAGTTTATTTATATTAAAAAACGTTAGTGATGGACAGATATCAATAAGAAAAGATGAAACAGTTATTAGACTTAATCCAGGTGAAGAAAGACAGATTAATGAGAAGTTACTAGAAGAAATAGGTCAAGTTATTAAACCTTATACTCTTAGTCATAAAGTTACTTTGAATCCGTTTGTTAAAGTTCCTTATGTAGCTCCTGTTATAGAAAATCCACTTATAGAAACAAGTAATGTAGATGGTATAATTGATGAAGGAGTTGAAGGTCCTTTTGATGATGTAGAACAATATTCAGATGAATCAAAAATAGAAGTAGAAGAATCTACAGAAGATAAGCCTAAGAAGAAAAACTACGGAAAGAAAAAGAACTAAGGAAATTAAATGTTACTTAGAAACATATATGAAAGAGTTATTAATGCAACAGGTCAGTTCCAATTATATGCTTGTTCTCCAGCAAGCTTGGAATTGACTTATCCTGTTTTTACAGATGCAGTAAGACAATGTCTAGGTATATATAATAGATACAAGTTATATCAAGACAAAGTAACTGTATATGCTACTACTTGGCAATATACATTTCCTGCTGAATCGGCTCCTGACTATGTAAGATCTATCACACCTATTTTATTATCAGGATTAACTCCTTACTGGTCTTATGACCTTTGGACATTCGATAGAAGAAAGCAATCCTTTATATGGTCGTATGATAAAGAAACATATACGATCAATATTCAGTATGGCGGAAGGTTTGAAGTTAGGGGTGTGTGGTATCACAAGTTAAGACTGGCTCTAGCAGAACTATTATTATCGAATTCTACAGGGATTGAAGTACCTGCTAGTGTAAGATATGATAATAAAAAGATCGCCGAATATACAGCATATAAAATCAATTCTACACTAGGAACAGTGTTCACTGCTACATATAATGATGATGAAGTTACAATCACGAGAATAGATGATGGGGTTTGTATGACTTCTACACTAGGTAACACGGGATGGCAAACTCCTGTAGTAGAAGTATTAGGTACGCCAACTACAAAACAAGTAACGACGTTTAAGTGTGAGGCCTTGGCTAATAACCAACAGGCAGCTTACTTAACATTAAGTTCTCCTACTACTGCTTATCATATTTGGTTTAACTTAGATAACAATGGTGGAGATCCAAAACAAGAACAATATTATTTAGATTATATATCGAATGAAGATTATTTATTCTTCGATTTATGTAGAGCTAAGTTTCTTCAAATGCTAGGTGCCTCAAGAAACAATTTCACACTTCAGGGATTGGAAGTACAGCACTCCGGTGCTAGTATGGTATCAGAAGGCCAGTCATTAGAGGATCGAGTAGTTCAAGAGCTTAAAGAGAAGATGGATTATAAATTAGGTTGGAATTAGAGGAGAGAAAAATGAGTATAGCTAAAAAGTTTTTAGAAAGTTTAAGTACACTTCCTAAACCTTACAAAAGAATGTTTGAGGGTTTTAGTAAAGAAGTAGCTAGTGATTTAATTAAACCAGAGTTAATTGGTATATTAAGTTCTAGTGCAGGCAACGCAATAATGTCAGACAATGTTCCTTTGTTTGTTTACAGAGGAGAGAATGTTAAAAAGTTTATAGATAAAGCAGGTAAATTAAGCAAAGACGTGTTAGAGATAGGTGGTACTAAGCTAGCTAGTTTTGGTGCTAATTCTCAAGCTGTTATAGCTGTTTACGACAAGGGTGGAGATAGCTTTATTGCTTCTACCTCTAAAGATGCTTTACAAGACGCATTAAAAGACGCTTCTAAAACAGTTGAAGCTTTTAAAAAAAAAGTTAAAGATAAAGTAAAAAAGAAAACAGATAAGAAAGAAGAGTCACAAATGAGCAAACAAGGTGGTTTAAATGACGTTAATGCTCTTAAAAAAGAGCTAGGTGCTTTAGGCTTAAAAGAAGGATCTGATTTTACAGTATCTATATTTGGTAATGAGGTTGAATTAACTTTTACTAAATATGCTGAAGGTGAAGAGCCTCAAGAAGTTAAAGACCTCATAGCTAGATTCGAATTTGCAGGTGATAATAGTAAAGTAGATATGATAGACACTGATAAAGGTACTATAGATAGAGATGCAGTTAATGTAGATAATGAAGAAGGTGAATAATGGACTACATCAAAATAAATAGATTAAATGAATCTAGTTGTGATGAAGTAGTAAAACATCTTGAGAGATTAGGCTTAAAAGAAACTGCTGATTTTGTAATCTTAGATATACCTAGTGAAGGGTTGTTCATAGATTTAACAGAAGAAGCAGAGAAGAAAGTAGATAAAACAAAAATAAAAGAAATATTTAGTCTTTAGGAGGATATTATAGATGATGAAATTATGGAACAAAGGAAGTCAAGAGTACTTCTTGAAATTTGATACACCTGCTGTTAATTATCAAGTTAGCCCAGGTAGTTTTATAGAAATAGAAGACAAGTATGAAGATAAAGCAAATGAGTATTGCGAATTATTTTCAGACTTATCATTAGACCAAACAGGTGGAGATATAAAACAATCTCAAATCTGTGCTAAATCAGTTAATTGTAAAATGTACGGGCCTATTATAAATAGAGACTCTACTTTATTACTAGCTAGAGTAACTACAGACGCTGCTACAAACACTATATTGACTGGAGATGGAAAATTACTTTACACTAAAAACATAGGTGAACAAACACTAGGTCCTGTAGCTGTTGCTAGTGGGTTAGATATAGGTGCAGATCAAACAAGTGGAGATGGGATAGAACTTAATGTTGCTTTAGGTGATGCTGTTAATGCAATAAATCAATTCTCTAATTTAACTGATAGTCAATTCTACGCTAAAATAGCTACCAAAATAGAAGATATTTCAGGTGTTGCTCAGTCAATAGTTGCTTTCAGAAAAACTGAAGCTCATCAAGCTGATTATAATAATTACAATGATCTTGCAGGCGTTAATGCTAAAGGAGCTGATTTACATGTAAGCTTAATTAATAACAATGCAGCTACAGTAGAAACAGATACCGCCGTTAATTTAACTGATGATACTAAATACGATTTCTTAGTAGTAAAAGATGACGTTAAAGCTTTAGAAGTAGGTATAGACTTAGCTAATGGAATTAAATCTTTATATAACGCCCACCTTGCTGATGCTTTAGCTCACACAACTGCTATTGATGATGTTAATACAGTTACTACTGCAGATGCTTCTGATTTAACTACTTTACTTGCTTTAACAAACGCCTTAACAACTTCTTATGCTTTACATGATGATGATGCTGAGCTTGCTAGCGGATGGGCTTTTCACGCTGCTCAAGAAGCTTCTGATTATTCTCTAGCTGCTGTTACTACTGTAACAACTCTAGTAGGTGCTTTATCTAGATTGAATGATATGAAAACAAAAATGAATTCACACATTGCAGATGTAACTGCTCATGGTGCCGCTTCAACTGCTATTTCTGCTGATCTAGCTAGCAACTACTTCTGCTTCTATAAATTAGCTACAGCTTCTGCTTATACGAATATATCAGTTGCAGGTACTTTACTTGATACAGTAGCTACAGTAATATCTACTTATAGATACACTCATGCAACAGACTTAGCTGGTGTTGTTGCTTTATGTGAGTACGAACAAGACTACGGTTTACCTTTAGGATTTTCACACTAGTTTTAAGTATTTAGAAGATAACTAAGACTTTAATAATTTTTTAGTAGCCTATTTGAAAACAGTAGGCTACAATAGAGTTACTAGGGGGAAAGAATATGGCAGTAACATTACCACAAATAGTTTCGGATATGGCTCCGTTTAGAGATCCACATAAGTTAGATTCTAAGATACCTGTTTATACAGGTCCAGTAAGAGAGACACCTTTTGTAGGTACAAAAGTAATGTTATTTAGAGCGGAGATGAAAGGTAAGAGTGCAGTAAGTTATCTCACGTATGTCCAGTTTAATAATGTATCTTTTACAGATGAGAAAGATGCTACACATAAATTTCCAATCGATGTGGAAGGTAAGACAAAATGGTGGGGTCCTATCAACATAAATGATAGCACTATTAGAATATACGATTCTTGCCCTGATTTCAGATTTCGCTTCAGTAAAGAATTATATGATGTTGGTGCTTTAATAGGTAACTGGAAAAGATATACTCCAGTTCCAGGAAGTACAAGAGGTCCTGTTAATCCTCAAGAAAGATTAGGAATATGTAAGCATACTTGGTCTTTACTGAACTTACTAAAGAAACAAGGTAAAATAGTAGAAAAGTAGGATATAAATGAGTATATACTGTATAGAAAACATACTTAAACAGAACACAGAAGGTTATATCTTAACTATGATAAGCCTTTATGGTGTTAATCTACAGATTCATAGATTTGAACAAGGATCTGTTGAGACTTTCTATTTTGATACTATAGCTGATGTAGCAGGTAGCTTATCAGGCAAGTATTTTTACGTGTATTCTCCTGATTCTAGTTACTGTATATGGATTAATGTAGACTACAAGTCGATCGCTCCTATAATAGGCGATAAAAGGCTTGTAGTTGTGAATATTAAGTCAGGAGACTCAGCTAACACAATAGCTGCTTTAGTCGCTACTGCTATTAAATCCACTTCCGATTTCCTTACGAGTGTAACTAACAATAGAGTTACAGTAACAAACAGAACAACAGGTAATGCAACTAATCCTACAGCTCAAACAAGTGGATTTACTAATTTTACAGTTACTACTGTAGGAGTTAATCCAGATGAAGGATCAGAATATTTAGAAGTATATGGTAAAAGAAGTGCTCCTGTTACAAAGGTTTCTTATATATCCATTAAAGGTATGGTAATAGGCGACAAAGATATTCCGATAGATCCTCACTCAGCAGGTACGTTTGATGAAGGATATTTATGGGTAGCTAGTACAGCAAATGTTAAGACAGGCGATACTATGGTTGTAGAAAGAAATGATGGTAGAGTAAGAAGATACACTATTACAGAACCTCATGGACTTGGTACAACAAATGCAGTTACAAAGAAATGGTTACTTGCAGCAATAGCTGATTAATATAATTAGGGGAGCGAAATGTCTAAAATTAAAAGAATAATCGAACTATTAGAAGAAACTGAACAAAGAAATTACACTGCGTCAAGTGTTTCGAAAATGAAGGACAATAGTGTAATAGATGGAGACTTGGTTCTAGAAGAAACAGGAATTCGAAAACTACCTAGGGGGTTACATGTAAAAGGAGGTCTCTACCTGGGACTCACTCCTATCAGAGAGATTCCAGATGGCTTGAAAGTAGATGGCGAATTATTATTATATTCTACCAAATACCTAACTTCTCTACCTGACAATTTCAATGTAGGCGGGAATTTAGATTTAAGTCATTCAGGAATAAAATCTCTTCCATCTAATTTAAATGTAAACGGAGACCTCTCCGCCCTGAGATCTTCAATTGAAAACATAGGGACAGGTTTAAAAGTGAAGGGAGAGTTGGATCTACGTGAAACAGATATAGAATCAATTCCGGATGGTACGGAAGTGGGTGGTTTTATTGATTTATCATCATGTAGCTATCTTAAATCAATACCTCGTGGATTTAAGATAAAGAGTGGATTATCTATAAATCAATCCTCAATTGCTTATTTGCCTATTGACCCATTAGTATCCGGAGATTTAGAAATTGGTGGATCCCCTCTAAAATCCCTCTCTTCAGGTTTACAAATTAGTGGTGATTTAAGTCTATATGAATTGGGATTAATGGAATCTCTTCCGCAGAACCTCTTCGTAAAAGGAGATTTTTTCATGAAGTATCTTTCACGTCTCAAAGCTCTTCCAAAAGGTTTAAAAGTAGGCGGGGACTTACAAATGAGTGAAACAGGCGTTACCTCTTTTCCAGATGATTTGGAAGTAGGCGGTGATCTTATTATATCAAAAAAGATGGCCTCGATGATTCCTGTTAAGTTTAAAAATAAAGTGAAATTCATCGAAGAGCGCTAGGAATAATATGTCATCAATATTCTATAACAATATAGCAATAGCTGATTAGGAGAGACATGAGTGTATTAGATAAATTAAATGAGATTTTAAGTGAAGGTATTGTACAGAAAGAATACAATGATTTTGATTCTTTTATAGAGCATAGATTTAATGGGTTGACAGATACAGCTTTAGATGATTTAGTATCTAAACTAGAAAAGAAATATCCTAAGATTTTAAAAGATTGGTACGCAGAGAAGTTATAGTGAGTAGAATAAAAAGACTACTTGAAGATCTTGAAAGAGTTACAAAAGAATTCAGACTAGGCTTAGGCTTAGTTCATGAAAGTAAATCTTTAGTAGCTTTTATAGAAAATGTTTTTCCTATTATAAAGGATGAAGCTATTTTATGTGGTGGTTTGTTAGTATCAGAATACGGTAATGCTAGAGCTACTCAAGATTTAGATGTATTTGTTTTATCTTCTAGTATAGGAAATGTTACAAGTAAACTTAAAGAAAATGGATTTCAAGATCCTGAAGTTTATGATTACACAAAGCAGCCTAAGACATTCATCTACAAGTTTAAAAAAGATGGAATAGATTTAGACTGTATATATTTTGGTGATGAAGACTTTAACTTGTATATAAATAAGAATAAAAGAAAATCATCTATGTTTGACTTTACTTGCTACGTGCTAGATATAAATAGTTTTATTATCACTAAGCTTATATCAGGAAGATATAAAGACTTAGGTGATATAGAAAATATAGTAGAAACTTCTAATCATAAAATAAACTTAGAAGAGATAAAGTCTTGGTGTTCTAAACTAAAGATAATGAATAAGTATTCTATCCTAGAAGATATCATTCAAAACAAGGAATAATATGTCATCAATATTCTATAATAATATAGCAATCATACTAAAGAAGTTTCAAGATAACTTAAAAGTTAAATACGAAGGACTTCATGTGGTATTTACTCCAGATATATCTTATAGAGCTTCTGTAGTGGAAGCTAGATCGTTTAATGTCCTTAAAGATAGAAATGAAGAAACATTCAAGTTATTTGCTTATAACAGAGGTCCATTAAACTGGGCTATAACAAACAGAGCTGGTAGAATAGACACGACTATGATTAATATAGAAAACAGACTAGATATATTTAAGAGCTGGTTTGGTTCTATAGATGTATCATTTGCTTTCTTTGCTACAGATCCTAAATCATTTGATGAATTTGAAATGATGTTTCATCTTGAGAGTCAAGAATATAACGGAATAACTTCGCTTATCAATTTTGAAGTAGACTTATCAAAACATGGGTTAGGTGTATGGAGTTATCAAGTTATATGGGAGCCTAGTTTAGATAGTATTGATTTGCATGCTGAAGGTACTTACCATAAAGGAATAAGTGGAAGATTAAGAATATTAGGGCAGATGATATTATTCAGACTAGATCAAGCTAGAATAGATCAAATTAACTTGAGTATATTTGGTAATAATGATACAACGCTTGGTACAGAAGTAATTACTAGGGGCAATTAATGAGCAGATTAAAAAAACTGATAGAAAGTTTAGATGATTATGGTTTAAGAATTGGTGACCACGTAGTAATAAGATCTACAGAATTGTTTGGTGAGACTGGAAAAGTGGTAGACTATGATGCAGAAAAAGATACAGCTCTTGTTGAATACGGACAAGAAGGTGAGACTAAGGATATTCCAGCAGATCAACTAGAGTATTTAGACTAATCAATAAAGCTTCTATGAAATCCTCATAATTTGAGTATAAGAAAACAATTCATATAAAATAAGAATTATTTGTTTTCCTTTCGAAAAAACACGAGAGGAATTCAAATGATTAGAGCTATAGTAACCGACAAAGACATTTCTATTATCGACAACAATCAAAAAATATCCCAAATAAACAAATCAGAACTTAAGACTTGGCTTAAAGACAAACCATTAAAGTTCATTACTGATTTTGATATTAAAAAATTCCTAAAATCTAAAGGCATAGAAGTAGAGAAGATTCTCGACACTAGTGCCTATTCGAATACTCTTTTCAAGGAGAATAAGCTAATGGTAAAAAATTTACTAGAAGATTTAGAAAAACTAACTGCACAACATATACTTATAGGTAAAGCAGTTAAGTTAAAGAAGCCCACTGCTTTTGGTGATGTAGGATTTGTAATGTATTACGACGACACGCATAACATGTATTATGTTAAACAACACGGTAATATTGTTCTAGTATCTTTTGATAATATAGATTTATCTGATGTACAAGCTAAGGCTTATAAGTCTGCAGATAATAAAGGTGACGTAGTTTTAACAGTAGGGGAAGCTAGAATAAAGCAATTCTATATAGCTCTTATTCCAGACGGAAGTGTTTCTAAAGATCCTAAAAAATTCATATTCAAATCTTCATTTCAAGAGCTATGTGCTAAAATGAATAAAGGATTAAAGAGCTATCAAATAGCTGCTTTATTTGAAACTGAAAATGAAGCAATCGAAGAAGTAAATAAAATGCTTAATGATCTAACAAGGGAGAGTGAAGCAAGTGAATAAACAACTTTCTAATCTTCTTGAGATGCTTTCAGATATGGAAACTAAAAGGAAGCAAGAGTTAGTAGATAAGTACAAAAAAGACCCTAAATCACTATCGGATATGGATAAAAAAGAATTAGGTGAGTTAGAAGGTAGAGATAATATAGTTCCTAAGACAGAATCTAAAATATCTGAGTCTTTTTTATATAAGACGATTGTAGAACTAGAAATTACGAACTCTGATCTTAAGATATATTTAGGCTTAGATGATGAAATAGACTCTATCGAAACTAAAGAAATAGAAATAAGATGGGATCTTGTACTAGATAAACTTAATAACAAAGCTCGTTTAATTGTAGAGCCAGATATAGAAGCTATCACGATTGGCTACACGGTAGCTATTGGAGAAGTAGGAGACGATGAAGAAATAGAATCTGATTCCGTTTCTATTCCCTTAGATGAAGTTCAAGTAATATTTGATACTGAAAGTGACGCAGAAAGTAATTCTGTTTATATAGAACCTAAGAGACTTGAAATAGAGTTTACAGGTAAAGACATAATAATTGGTAAATTGATATTTTAACGGAGGAATATAAATGGGTGCACCTCAAGTAGTAACATCGACGATAGATCTTTCACAAACAGTTCCTAGTTTCCCTGGTGTAATTGGAGGTATTGTAATACCTGCTTTGAAGGGTAAGATAGGCGAAGCAGTTTTAATTACAAGCGAAGCAGATTTGCTTAAATACCTTACTCCTAATGAGAATATAGGTGTAGGTTATGATAACTCTTATTGGAGTGCTTTAGCTTTTCTACAATCAGGTAATAGACTTTATGTAAGTAGAGCAGCTAATACAGCTTTATATGGCGGGTCTATTATAAAGAATTTAAAAGCTGTAGCTTCAAGTGCAGGAATACCCGCAGGTATGTCAAATCCAGATAGTTATACTTTTGACGCTACTGCAATCTCAGCAACTGCAGAAGTAAATAGTATTACTTGTGTAGCTGATGTAGCAGGTAGTTTAAGAGGTAAGTATTTCCTCATTGCTTCTCCTACAGTACAATACTATGTATGGTTTGAGGTAAGTGGTACAGGTACAGATCCTCAAGTTCCAGGAAGAACAGGGATTAAAGTAACTATTACAGATGATGCAATTAATTCAGTAGTAGCTACAGCGGTACAGACAGCTCTTGAAGCTCATGCAGCCTTTGCAGCTACAGTACTATCTGAAGTAGTAACTTGCACGAATTCAGATACAGGTACTGTTAGTTATAAAATAAACGCAGGTAATTCAGGTTTTACAGTGGTATGTACGACAGATGGCGTAACTGCTTCTACATCTAGTGATGCTTTTTTGATATATGGTATAAACCAAGGTGCTTGGATTAATAATGTTAGTATCAAGATATTAACTTTTAGAGATAGTGCTAGTACTGTTAAAACTCCTGGAAGTTTTATAATTTATGTATACAACAATGGTGATCAAGTTGAGGCATGGAAGTGTTCAATAATAGAGGGAGCTAAAGATGGAGATAATAATAATATCTTCATAGAAGATGTTTTACAGCAATCTAATTATATTAGAGCAATTGTTAATAACGCTTCTATACTTTACCCTAAAGAAATAACAACAGCTCTTTCTTGTGCTCAAGGTGCAGACGGATCTTCTGTTACAGATGCAGATATGATGACTGCGGCTGATATATTTAAAAATGAGACAGTTCCTTTAACTGTATTTATGGATGGTGGTTGGGCAACCACTGCTTACTCTAAATACATTACGGGTATATGTGAAACTAGACAAGATTGTGTAGCTATACTATCTACTCCATATGCGTCAGAAGCATCAAGCTCTTTTATGACAGATATAGTTGCTTACAGACAATACACACAAAATATAAACAGCTCTTTTGCTGCTTTATATACTGCTCATGTTAAAATATACGATAAATTTAATGATAGGGAGCTTTGGGTATCTCCTGATGGATATGTAGGAGCTGCTATATGTAAGACGTTTTTAAACTATGAATTATGGTTTCCAGTAGCTGGTTTTAGAAGAGGTATACTTAACGTTTTAGACGTTAAGCAAAGATTTTCTAAAGGTCAAATGGATACATTATATGATACTGGAATAAATATGATTAGATTTGCTCCAGGTAGAGGTATCTTGATATGGGGACAAAAAACTCTTCAAGCTAATCCTAGTGCGCTAGATAGATTAAATTGTAGATTATTACTTGTATATATTCAGCCTTCTATAGCAGAAGCTTTAGAAAACTTTGTATTCGAATTTAATGATGCTACGACAAGATCTCAGATAACTGCTCTTATCACTGATTATATGGCTAATATACAAAGTAGAAGAGGTGTTTACGGCTTCTCTGTAGTATGTGATAGCTCAAATAACACTGCTGAGGTTATAGATAAGAATGAGATGGAAGTATGGTTATTTATACAACCTACTAAATCTGCTGAGACACTAAGATTTAAGACAATAATAACTCGTAGTAATGTAACTACGACAGCGTTTTAAGGAGGATAAATGCCAAGACCTACTATTTCAGAATTAAGAAGTTTACAGAACATAGCATTACAGTACAGGTGGGATTTTGAATTCACTAAAGGACCTAATGGCTTAACAATACCAACTAATCTTAATTTAAGATGTACTACTGCAGGAGTTCCTAAAGCGGAGCTAAGTAAAGTACCTCTAAATATAAGAGGTAACGAAATTTATTTCAATGGATTGAAAAAGACAGGTGGTGAGTTAGAATTTAAGTTTGTAGAGACAGTAGATTACGAACTTACTCAATTTCTTTCTGCTTGGAGTGATTTATGTTATGATGTTAAAAACAACACATCTCAAAATAAAGCAGATGTTGAGGCTATTATTACAATATACAGATTAAATCAATTAGATCAACCTGTGTACAAGTACGAATTAATAGGCGCATTCTTGGTGGATTACGAACCAGGGCAACCAACTAATGAAAATGCTTTTATAGAAGCTTCAATGAAAGTATCTTACGATACATTCAAAGAAGGAACAGTTTAACGATTCCTTGTTGATTATATAACCCCCTTTCCTTGAGAGCTACATTTGTAGCTCTCACCCTTCTAGCTCCTGATTAATGTGCCTAGGCATTAATTAGACCACTAAACTTAGGCTTCTTTTGCTTTTCCTTTATAAAAGAAACAAGAGGCTATCAAGTGAAACCAACAATAAATGAATTACGTTCTTTAAATCAACCTATACTGAAACACCAATGGGTTTTACATTTTCTAAAGTTTCCTATTGCTGGAGCTGCGTTTATAAATCCTCTTAGAGATATGAATTTAAGATGCGAGAGCACTGATATTCCAAATACAGATATCAAGACTCAAGATGTAAAAATAAGACAGTTTAAAACAGTTAGGCCTGGTGTAGTAGATTACTCCGGTGAGATCAGCATGAAAATGTTTATCAGTGCCGATGGTATCATATTAGATTTCTTCTCACAATGGGAACAAGCTTTAATGCAACCAGAGACTATGAGAGGTAATAATAAAAACTTAGTAGACGCTATAGTGTCTATAGGTTTACTTGATAATAAAGATAAGATGATAAGAACATTCACTTTGTTTGGTGCTGTGTTATCTTCTTATAAGAAAGACGGGCTAGGTACTCAAAATGAAATACTTACAGCTACTATAGGATTAAAGTATGACTACTTTAAAGAAATGCCAGTAGATGCTCTAGGTATAACTCAAGAAAGTATAAAAACAGCTTCTTCGTTTCTTCCAGAAGGATCCATGGAGTGGTTAAAATAATATGGCTAAACTAAATAACGTAAATCAGTTAAGAGCAGTGGAGTGGGGAAGGTCATATCTCTGGGATATCCAGTTCAATGAAATTCCTAAAGCCGATGCAAAAACCGTTAGCCGAGGTTTTGGAGATTACCTAAAAGAAACAGGTACCAATGCAAGTAAGAGATTACTTGCAGAATCAGGTATAGATAGTTTAATAAGTGAGGGTGCTGGGAGTTTGCCTTTTGAAGGGGTAAATCCAAGTTGGTGTCCTATAGTGGATTTTGAAGATGAGGTAGCTGATATAGAAACTACCTCAATTGATCTAGCTTACACTCAGCTTGTTATTCCTAGTGGTACTAAACAGTTAAATTGTTCAATTACTTTCATAGATGATATCAATAGCTCTATGTATCACTGGGTAAGATCTTGGATGAATGATATCTTAAACTACACCACAGATAACTACAGCAAGGCTAATGGAGCCAAGCCTATGAACTATGCTAATTTAGCTATTAAGACACTAGGTGAGTGTATGAAGATGATGACAGTGAATAAGTTAGATAACAGATACAATACAATAGAGCAAAGTGTGTACTATGTTTATCCTGTGGGTAAGTTATCTTATAAAGGAGATAGTGATGACAAACTACCTTCTTATAATATCAGTTTTGTTAAAGCAGAAATAGTTAAAGATGGAGAGAGGATATCAGAAAAATCTCCAAGAATAGATGTGGCATTGAATAAGGGGTTAGGGGCAGTAAGACGATTTAGTTAAGGGGTGAAAGGTGTTATTAAAAAACGTAAAGGAATTAAAGCAAGGAAGAATTGATGGGAAGAGTTATCTTCCTGTATTTCATTTAACTGCAAAAGAATTACCATCACAATTTAAGGCTTATCCAGAAAATGTGAGAATTAGTTATACTCCATTTACATTTGGAGAGATTAAGCAGTATTCCCAGAGTGCATTTGATTTGGTTGCTAAGTTTGAGTGGTTGCTAGAAGGTATCACAGTAGAAGGCATGGATAGTAGAGATCTTACGTTATGTGACTTTACTTATATTGCTTTATTGAGAAACTTAAACACATTTGCTGAAAAGAAATTCACAGCTAGGTATGGTTGTCAACATTGTGGTAAAGAAGCTGAAGGTACTGAAGATCTACGAAATATAGAATTTGTGGATATTATAGCTCCTAAGTTCCCAATTATAGCTACTTATTCATTTGGAGATAAGGTTTACAAACCTCTAACTGTAGGCCAGGCAATAGATTTATTTAAACATGAATTAATTAATGATTTATATGCGATATTAGCGATTCAATCAGGCATACCTATAGAAGAAGTCAAGGAAGAAGCGGAAATGCTTAAAACCTTATCTTATAGTGATTATGCTATATTAGAACTAGTAGGTGAATATTTGTATCACGGAATAAAACCAATATCTTTAATATGTCCTCACTGCAAAGAAGTGAACCTTATAGGTATTGAGGAGGATAGCGATGTACTCATCGCTCCCTTTCGTCCCGATCCAAACACTAATACAAATGGAATTAGTTTTGGTGATAAAGGGGATAGCAAGTCTGGAACGAATAGAAAGTCTAGATTATCTAGAGGTAAGAAGATTAAGTAATATGTTAGAAGAGTTGATGGAGGCAAAGAATGGCTAGAGAAGATTATTTTAAAATACCTACAGCAGATGAATTAATTACGCAAGCGGTTAATTCCTCACTAGCTTATACTCAAAAATTAGTAAATAAGATTGCTTATAGAGAATCTCCTGAATCTAAATCGCTAAAACAAGAATACAAAAGTCTACTTTCAGCTGCTAGAGCTTCTTCAGAAACTATTCTAGCTCAACAAAGTGTCTTAGATGAAGTTATAGATAGTAATGAAAAGATAGCAGAGTCTTTTAAAGCTTTAGAAAGTCTTAAAAATATTGACATAGTGAAAGGATCTATATCTGATCTTAATAAAGGATCACAACAGTATAGTGATGCTTTATCTACTTTATCAAAAGAAAGCAGAGAAAGTATTATGAGCATATTTAATGATTTTAATATTCTTACGGAATCAGAATTAAGAAAAGTTTCTAAAATTAGAAATGCAGGCCAGTTTGAGAAAGAAATTAAATCGATTTTAGCTGCAGCAGATCCCGCTGATATTTCAAGAGAACAGTCTATAAATATAAATAATTTATTAGAAGTATTTAAAACATCTACAGCTCAAGATATAGCTATCAAAAAAGAGATGAGAAAAGATGAAGCTAAGAAGACTAAGATAATAGAAGCTGAAGCTAAAAATAAGAAAGAACCTATATCTGTAGGTAAAGCTATTCAAAGTACAGGAAGTCTCCTTAGCTCAGCTACAGAAATAATGCTACTAGGTGCTATACTTATCCCTATAATAGTTAAGACAGTTAAACAAATAGTAAATGAATTATTTGATAAAGATAAAATATCTAGTGGGAAAAATGGAGTTATCGGATCAGGAATAGGTTTTGCTGCATCTAAAGCTATCTCACCTGTACTAAAGGCTGCAGAAGTGGTATCAGATGGAGGCAAAGGATCTATGCTAGGTAAGGCTGCTTCTTGGGTATCTAAATCTATACCTGGAGCAGGTACTGTTATGAAAGGTATAGCTAAGTTAGGAGGTATAGCAGGTGCTTTGATTACGTTTGCACTAGAATTTATAGATGCATACACACAGACAGGTGATGTTAAAGAATCTATCAAACATGCATTAGCTGTTTCTGGAGGATCTGCTCTAGGTGCTATGGCAGGTGCTGGAGTAGGAGCTGCTGTTGGTACTACCATTCTTCCAGGAGTAGGTACAGCAGTAGGGTCTGTAGTAGGCGCTGTTGCAGGAGGATATGGTGGAGGAGCTATAGCAGGAAAAGTAATGCCTGTGGAAGAAAAAAGTAATCTACTTGAAAAAGAAAAAGCGGAAAGATCTAGAGAGGCAAGTAGAAATAAACAAGCATCTTCACAACAAGTAAGCTCTTCTCAAGGTGGGAATAACGGGTTGATAGTAAACTACAATGGATCTCCTAAAGACAGGACATTAGATCCGATGGCTAAGAGTAGCAAAACATCAGGAGGATATCAATAATGATAAGCCTATCTAAAGTAAATACAGAAGCAGCTACTATAGGCGCAGAAAATAAAGTAGAAAATAATTTTTTTACTATAATATTCAATAAAACATCAGGAGAATCTATTAGGTCTGTATCTGGATTTATAGTGGAGGATTTTAAAATCTCTACTTCTGTGAGTTCTTCTCCTATTAATGAATTAGATGTTATAACTAAACTGAGACATTTCAGCACAGGAGCAAATGTACTAGCTGGCGCATTAGAACAATCTTTTGGCGGGACGGTGAGTTCTATTATAAGAAATGTTCAAGGATACATCCCTCCAGCTGGAACTAACTTTGGAGGTACTATATTCAGCACAGAAATTTGGGATAGAACAGAGAAGCCTAGTTTTACTATTCCTGTAGTACTAGTATCTACAAATAAAGATGTGAATGTAAATGAGACTATAAGATTCTTAACTTCAGCTTGTCAACCTAGATTAGGGAGCGCAGCTAATGTGCAATTAATATACCCTCCTAAGTATTTCATGAGGGGCGTAGATCTAAGGGTAGGTAAGTGGTTTTATGCATCAGATTTATTAATAACAAGTACAGAATTTACTATATCTAAGCAAGTAACTACTACCGGCCAGCCTCTTTTTGCTAAAGGAAGTATAAGTTTGAAGCCCAGGACACTAGTAACTGCAAAGGATGTTGAAGGTTGGTTCCAGGGATTGAAAGAGAGAGGATCTTTAGGAGATTACTTATCTAATGTTACTGGAGAAGATGATGTATTTATAGATCAATTAAGTAAAGCTAAAATAAATAAATACAATTCAAGTGTGAATGTAATAAGTGAAAGACAACAAGGAAAGAACTAATGAGTGATATGTTTTATATAAACACTGACTTAGATACTATAGATAGATATGATATTTCTAAATTCATAGAGTATCTCACAGATAACTATGATCCAATGACGAGTTATTTTTTAAATGAAGTGAGAAAGTTACCTAACCAATCTAGTTATGTAGTTACATCTTCAGAAAATAGAATAGATCTCATATCTTATGAGATATATAGAGATGTTCAATATTGGTGGATACTACTAGTATATAATAATTTAATTGAGCCTGAAAATATCCCAGGTGGTACTTTATTACTTTATCCTAGTTTATCCGACTTAGAACAATTTCTTTTTACGTTAAAAACGCTTGAGAGTGCTAATCAATGATAACTCTACACAACCAGTTTCAAATCAGTTTTAAACTAGGAAAATACTCAGATTTTATCCTATTAGATGATCTTCATAGGTTTATAATAGAAGAATATGCTACGGGGGCTTTACCTACTTTTGAACTAGGTTTTGTTACTAAGGATGAAAACATACTTGCTTTGATGAATATAGGAAACTCACTAGTTATTAATATAGGTATAGATAATGAGATGAGCGACCCGATAACACTATACATAGTAAAAGTAGAGACTAGTAGAAGTAACTATCCCTTTTGTGATGTATATTTATCTGGCGTTTGCCACAGTAATACATATGCTAATAAAACCAAGGTTAGAAATATAAATAAAACTTCTGCATTAGCTATTAAAGAAGTGGTTTCTTCATTTAAATGGCATAACAAGAACAATGAGGTATCTTCTGACTCGATGGTTTGGAGGCAGTGTTCTGTATCTGACAGGGAATTTGTGCAACATTTGTTTTTAAGATCTTATATAGCTAACTCTCAAATGCTTATGGGAATAGATACACAAGGAAACTTTTTACTTAGAGATTTAAAAAAGATCTTAAATAGAAAGGATAGAGACTTTACTTTCAAGAAAAGTAAGACTAAAGAAGATAACAATAAAGTACTTCAGTATCAGGGATGTTTATACTCTAATATATCAAGTTACAATTCTTATGTGACAACTAAAGATAAGACTTTTAAATCCATTGATTTAATACAAGGAACTACTGCTGACTCTAGTGTAACAGTAAAGAACTACATGAGTATATCTCCTCTATCTAGAGATACTAGTAACAAGACACAACAAGTACTGCCTAGATTTACTAATACAAGTAACAAGCATGCTAACTACGAAAGTGTTTACCTTAAGAATCTAGCACAGCTTAACCTCCTACAAGGAGGAATACAAACAGTAGAATGCAACAACTTCTACTTTCCAATCAAGGTGTTAGATCTAGTATATTATGAAAGTGAAACTATATCAGATAAGCACATTAGCTCTCCTTACGAGAGTGGTACTTATCTAGTAAGTAAAGTTAGTAGATGCATACAGAATAAAGTTCTTACTACTACAGTAACTTTATGTAATGAATTTATGAACGATCAAAAGGGGGCTTTAGGGTAATGTTACTTATAGATGAAAATTCCAATACGAATAACTTTAATAATATTTTTGATAATATCCATTTGGGAACTGTAGTTGATAATAACGATCCTGAAAAAATAGGTAGAATAAAGTGCACAGTATTTGGGTTGTATGAAGATGTGACAAATCTTCCTTGGATAACAGCTATGCAGTTCAACTTTCTAGGTGGAAGTAATAATAGTGGGTTCTTATCTATTCCTGAGATAGGAAGTTATGTAGTGGTTTCTTTTCCTACTAGAGATATTTACTCTCCTTTTTATTCGGGAAATATATTAACTAAAGCAACTAAGAACACTTCTTTTGACTCAGACTATCCTAATGTATATGGATTTAAAGATAGTAAAGGTAATTTATTTAAATTAAATAAAACAACAGGTGAGGTAAACTTCACCCATAACGCAGGTACAGATATCGTGATACATCCAGATGGACATATAGAGATAGGCACTAACAGTAGTGAATACATAGTAATGAGTAAGAAACTTATTGATTGGGTAAAGAACGAAATCAACGCAGTATTTAACGACCATACCCACCCACCTCCTGCTGTAGTGGCATTAGCCGTGACGACTAGCTCTACAGCAACCCCGGCTGATGTGCCTGCTCCTAACGAAACCATGTCAGATCCGACAGAATCAGATTTGGCATCAGAACAACACAAGGTAGGGAACTAATGGCTATATATAGTGATTTAAACACACAAAACCCAAATAGAAATCCAATCATAACAGATGAAGATTCTATTATACAAGCTCTAGATAATATACTACTTACTAAGCCTACTGAGAGGTGGTTTGTTCCTGATTATGGTTTGGATTTAGAAGCTAGATTATTTGAATTAATGGATCCTACAGAAGGAGCTATACTTATAAAAGACATATCTGATATTGTGGCCCTATATGAACCTAGGATTGAAATCAATGCAGGGGCTTCTTTTATATCTTACGATATAGATAGTAACTCATACACTTTAAGTATTACTTTTAAAATTATAGCATCAGGCTTAAGCCGTACATATAATAGATCAATTTCAAGGAGTTAATAATGGCAACAAATATGATCATAAATCCGGCTAGTGTTTCTTTCACATCAATAAGAAACGACTTAGAAACCTGGTTAAGATCCCTTCCTGATTACTTATCATGGAAAGACCATTTTGAATCTTCAACAGGCAGAACTATCTATGAATTAATGGCAGGTTTTTCTACTTATTTAGCTTTCAAAGAAATATCTGCTAGGAGGGAAAATTATCTCTTATATGCAGAGAATGAAAGTTCTGTTATAGCAGGTGGACAAATGTTAGGGTATTCCTCTTTTAGAGGAAGTAATCCTCATTTGTTTTTAGTTGTGATACCTAACTCAACTATTACACTACCTAAATTTTCAACCATAGGTACTGTAAAAGATGTTGATCTAGTAATAGCTTCTTCAGTGAGCTTTGTAAGTGGATATCCTGTAATGATAGAGTGCATAGCAGGTAATGTTGCATCTAGCGAACTTATAGCTAATTCACCAGACCTTCAAGTTTTTAGATTTACTGAAACTACTTGTACACAGGATATTTGTGTTTATGTGGATGACAAAGAAGTATATTTGAGTAATGTTAATATCGATCTTATAAAAGACTACTTTGTCGCACTAACAAATGTATACGGTAATGTAGATATAAAAAGTTTCAACCGATATGGAAACCAAGTTTCTTGGGTAGGTAACACTAGGAAAGAAATTGGGGAGTTTTGTATACCCAGTACAGGATCTACTGGATTAATATACAAGTGTGAAATAGCAGGTACTACTAATTCTCTAGGGATAGAGCCTAATTGGTCTTCTGTAATAGAGGGAGGTTCCTTATCAGATGGTACTGTTACGTGGCTTGCCGTTAAAGATCTTTCATATAATGCAGGCAGCGTAATTAGATTAGATTTCATAGAAAATAAAGTCCTTGATATCACAAATATTTCAGATATAGTCTTTGACTATGGAAGCCTTATTACAAATACGCTAGATGTGAGTGGTGTAGTTACTAGAACTGACAATACGTCTTATGAGGCAGGGGATATTGTTAAAGCGTCGTCATCTGGTGTGTCAACTTATTTTGAATGCTTCCGTCCAGGAACTAGTGCAGGAAGTGAACCTACTTGGAATACAGAGATAAACCAACTAACAACAGATGGAGGAGTTGAGTGGATTTCTAGGTACACTAGAATAATTCAAGCAAATATAAACAAGGAATCTAAAGAAGATATAAAAGTAAATGCTCCTTTCTACCATGAGACTCAAAATCTAATAAGAGCTAGAGAAGATTATATAAAAGCATTCGCTTCTCTTAACTCAAACTTTACATCAGTGAATTACCAAAATATAGCAGTAGCACTAGTGGGGCTTAGTTATGTACTATCTGATGATTCTCTCCTTACTTCAGGTGAGAAAGATGAGTATATAAGTGAGTTATATGGAAGAGCTGCTTTAGGTATCCCTGCACCTCTTATTACAGATCCTGTACGGTATAATTTGATGTTAAAGTTCAAGGTGTTTTTAAAATCAACAAATCAATACGATATACTTACTCAAGCACAAGGTGTAATTAATAATTACATGAGAAAATTAGAAGCTAAGATTGATTTATATGAAATAGAAGGATTGATAGCCGATGTAAAGAATAATGATACAGAATATGTTAAAGCATGTAGATATGAAGATACTAGAAAAGACTCAGAGGTTTACTATCTTAATGAT